TGTGACATTACGACATCAACTCCCTAATCTGTCGGCGTTGCTCACGCTCTGAAACTGTTACGACTGGAGCACTTGCGGCGATAATTGCGCCGAGGTTTTGAGCAAGCCAGCGAATAAGCGCGTCGTTTGTGGACTGTCCGAGTATGCCTTCCGCTACTGCGTCGGCAAATGGCTTCACGTAACGCTTGTTTGTGAGTGGGATAATCGCTTCCGCGCCGTCCTCGCCGACAATGTCAAGCGGTGTTGCGCGGTTAACGATTGCGCCGTCAGCGTGCATGCGAAGGCCACCCGCTGCGTTGGCACGGATACCGCCTGCCGCGTTCTGCTTCATGAGGTTTACAAGAATATTCTTGTCGTGAAGGCTGTTCAGCTCGGCTTTGACGCTGCGAAGAACGCCCGACGCGTTATCGTGTGCCGTAATCGTGAATGACTTATCGTTGACGCCTTGGGCGTTGAGCGATTGAACCGTTGCAATGATTGACTGGACATTGCCGTTCGAGTTGATAGCAAGGGCTTTGAAGTTCTCGCTGCCGATTGCCTGCAAGTCTTGAACGGTAATACCAGCGTTTGCCATTGCTGCGGATAGGTCGTTGACGTTGATACCTACACTCTCGATAGCGTCGTTTGCACCGAAGCTATTTAGAGCGTCGTTAATCTGCTTTGTGGCTTCTTGCGCCTTAATGGCTGTATCATCGAGCGTCACGCCCAAATCGTGCAAAGGCTGTACCAAAGAAGCAGCCGTGCCGTCGTATGCTTGCGCGATACGCTGCCACTGTTCATCAGTAAGGTCGCCAAGCTGCGTTGTATCAGCTCCGAGTGATTGTAGGTCACTGGAGAAGTCAGCAAGTGAGCCGTGCTGTTTAACGTATGCTTGCGTGAGGTCGGAAAGTCGGCTAACAAGTCCGTTGTAAGCGTCGGAGTTAGCGTCAACAGCCTTGCTGTTAACCTCCAAGTCGCCTTCCGTCTGTCTAACGGCTGCGTCTAGTTCCTCGTATGCCTTGCGCGCGTCGCGTGCATCCTGGCCAAGTTGTGAGCCGTTCTTGCGGCGTTGCCAATCTTGCTCGGCTTGCTCGCGTGTAACAGTGCCACCCTCGCCGTCCGATGTGCCGACTTGCTTGTTAATGAAGTCCTCACGGGCTGCATCGCTGTACTCTGCGTTTAGCTTGCGCTCTGCTTCTGCTAGGCTTTGAGCTGCGGCCGCACGCTGCTTGTACTGCTCTGTAAGTGTTTCAGTAAGCGCGGCTGTCTTGATTTCCTTTTCCTTGGCAGATACAAGCTCGTTGATTGAGTCAGTGAGCTTCTGAACGTTTCCGTTAGCGTCTGTGTAAGAGTTATTCATCACGTCGGTAGAGGAAATGTTCAAGCCTAATTGCTCGTTGAGCGTGGAAAGTGCCCACGATAGCTGGCCTTGCGCCTGCGTGGATAGGTCTGTCGCGCCTGCGTAATTACTAATGATTGTTCTAGCGCGTTCAAGCGTTCCAACGTTGGTTGTTGCTTCTGAAAGCGTGCTTGCAATCTTGGAATTACTGTCGGAAATTGACTTCATGAGCGCGTCAACGGACATAGCAGCCCCGCCAGCGTTATCGGTGATTTTGTCCATCATCGAAGAATACGTGCTCAAACCGTGCGACTGGTTAGCAACGTCGTTGATAGACTTCAAGCCGTTAGCCACGCCGTCGCTATGCTCTTTCATCTTCATGAACTGAGAAGCAGCGATACCGACGACCGCACCAATAGCAACGATACCGACGGTCACGGGGTTAATTGAGCTTATGAGTGAAGTAAAGCCGCTTTTAATAACACCAAACACGCCGCCATACGCAAACTGTGAAGCAACCTTAGCGAACATGTTAAATGTGCTTGTTGCCTTTAAGATAGGCTCAACCTTGCCAAACACGGAAAAAGCAGCAAAGCCGCCAATAACGGCGGGCGCGAGTGCTTGAAACACGGGAATAGCCGCTTTTACCGTTGGTACAGCGTCTTTAATGAAGCCGTTGAACGTCTTAAAGCCAGCAAGGATACCGCCGCGAACGTCGCCAAAGAAAGACGCAATATTTACGCTTCCGATAGCTTCAAGCGTTCCAGCAAGGCCGCGTGTAATGGCGTTGTTCATGTTCGCCATTTGCGTTTCAATGCCGCCAGCCGCGGTTTGTGCCTGTTCCTTGAAGCTGGTAATACCCGAGCCGCCCTCGAGGTCGAGTCGGATAATAGCGTCGATTAGCTGGTCAATGGATACTGTGCCCCATACATCGCCGCCCTCTTTTTGTTTGCCGCCGCCTAGAGCTGCGTACAAATCACGGGCGTTGTGTGTAGGGCCGAGCAGGGCATGTGCAAGCTGTGTCAACTGTCCAGGCATTGCCTGCATAAGTGACTTCCAGTCCTGCATATCGGGTCTACCCTTAGACAAAATCTGTCTAAACTGTTCCATTGCCGCCGACGCTAATTGTTGGTTTGCACCGGAAGCAATGAGCATATCGTTCAAACCAAGGCCGACTTTAGTTGCGCGGTCTAGGTCGTTTGTGATGACTGCTAGTCCCTTGACCGTCTGAACCATGGTATCTAGCTGTGTAGGCAATGACTGGAGTCTGTCAGACATATAGTTAATGCTTGCCGTTGACTCTTTCGCGGCAAATCCTAGCGATTGCATTGTGCGAGGGTATAGCGTTAGCGTATCGAAACGCGAAACAGCCGCGCCGACGTGGTCTTGGATAGAAGCCATAGCGCGGTTGACAATGCTACTAACAGCACCGGCAACAACGCCAGCTTGGGCAAAACCACCGCTAAAACCTTGCGCGGTCTGTGAGCCGATTGTGCGGCCTGTATTGCTTGCGCTCTTTGACGCAACGCCTAGTTCTTTATTGATCGTGTCAGAAAGTTTACTTTCAAACTTAGGGACAATCAGAAGGTCGGAACGTCCGATTTCTGCCATTATTCCGTTACCTCCTCCCATTTAACATTTGGGTCTTGGAGTCGTTTAATTGCTTGTTTTGTTCGCTCGCGCTCTCGTTTTGTGCGCTCAATATCGCGAGGACGGACGACCGTTGGCGGTTCGTCCGTGCTGCACATTCCGCGCGCCCACATGGCCGTGTAAATCAAGTCTTGGATATCTGCCAATGCTTCGCGCTCAATCGACCATGCACACTCGGGACGTACCGCGGCGACGTAAAGAGAGCCGGGCGGAAGCGTCATGATTAGGTCGATTGCTTCGGCTGGCTCTACCTCGTCATAGGAGACGTGATAATATGCGCGGAAGTCATGTCGTAGCTCGCGGATATGGCCTTCTTCGAGTTGCGCAAGCGTTAGAAGTTTTTTAGTGCTTCATTTTGGAAGAGACGCTTATATACAAGGACTAGGCCGTCAATATCGACCGTTCCGTCCTCGTCGCGGACTGCTTCGTAAATGGTTTCGTACTGCTCGTCGCCAAGAAGCATGCGGATAGCTTCGACAAAGTCGTCATCTGTTCGGTCTGGCTTAGAAAGAAGTTCGCTAATTTTCATGTCGTGAAACTTCTTTTTAGGGATAACGAATTTAATGCCGAAAATCTCAACTTCTGCACTCTCTGAACGCTTTGTCTCGATTAACTGCACTTTTGCGGCTTTGGTCTTTGCTGCCTTAGTGGTAAAGCCGAGAATTTGCGCGTAATCTTCGAGTTCTTCCGAGCTCATCATGTCAAGATATTTAGCGTTCATTGAGTTCCACTTTCTACGAGTTTGAAATAAATAAAAAACACCCCCTCGCATGGAGGGGGTGCGTCCGATAGTTGCTATGCGCTCAGCTTTGCGCGGTAGATTACAACGGCTGGTGAACCGTCGTCGGTATCGTTTACGGTAATATCCATACCGTATGCCATAAGGTCGCCCTTCTTGTGTGACACCTCATCAAATGCGGAGATAACGCCGCGTTTAATAACGGTGCGACGCTTATAACCGTTGGACTCCTCCTCCTCAAATACGAAGGCGTGAGGTGTTCCCTTGTAAGGCTGCAAGTCAATCTTGGTTACGTCACCGGTTGTCTCGGTAACGGAAGTATCACCAAAACGCAGCTTTGCAACAGCGGCGCGGGAAACCTCCAAGAAAGAAGCCTTATATTTGGTGGTGTCACTATCAATGGTGGTCATGATGATAGTGCCATGTGCGCCCTTGTGGTCGGTAGAGCTAATAGAGCGGCTCTCAGAGAAACCACCGTCGGACAGCTCGCCCAAGGACTCGAAGTCGGTAAGGGTAGACATATCGGCGGTTGCGTTAGTTGGCAATGTTGGATTTGCCTTGAAAGATACATAGCAAATGCCGCGGCCTGCAACTGGAATTGACGCGGTCGCCAGCTTTGCGTTAAGTTCTGCTGCCATGTGTTAATTCTCCTTTGGTTGGTAAGTCCAAACGTTGAAACTGATGTGATAACGTGGGCTTTTAGTTGAAGTGTCGAAGTCGGAATAAAAAGACGTTTCTTTGACCTTTGCGTATCCCGCATAAAACGGAAGAAGCGCGATTGCGTCTGAAACTGCCGCGGCTGCGTCATATGTCTTCTGTTCGGTCGTATCCCAAACAAGAACGGTCAACGTTGCGCGGTCTAGTCCCTCTTCTTGTGCGCCGCCTGTACGGCGAACAACAACAAGCGGAAACTTTCGCTTTTCCGGAACAGAAACGGCGACTGTGAAGCCTTTGAAGTGCTCCTGCAATCGCCGTCTAACGTCGCCTTGAATGTTTAGTCGTGGCATTGTTATCAGTCCAAAAATTCATCGAGCGCGCCGTGTGACGCAGCGTGTTTACCTTCAAAAGAAACGGGCTTAACAACGCCAAACGCCGTGCCGTGTCCAACCTTCACCGCTGCCGTAAATGCGTTGCCGCTATTTCGGCTCTTTGGTGAACGGTTACTCGCGACTTTCCCGTTTGCTGTTGCGCTGATTTGCTCCGTGCGTTCTTTAACAAGGCTTTGCATTGCGGGACTCTTGAAGATTTCCTGCACGGCCGCTTTGTTAATTTGCACCGGCTCGAAGCTCACATCACCCATGCTGCACCCCGACTTCCGCAATCATGTTCCACGGTGTAGGACATGGACGCGTTCTATCGGGTGAGCCGACGACATCAAACGTCATTGCGTCGCGGTCGCCGTTGCGTACGCGGTCAACTAGCACGACTTTTGCGTGTGTTAAATCGCCTGTGTACGTTTTAGGAAAAGCAAGCGAGTATTTGAGTTCTACGCCGTCGGGGCGCACATCTGCGCTGCCTGTGTCACGGATACGTGCTTCTATATCAAGGGTTGATAATGGGCGAACCAAAACACCCTCAACAGTGTTTTGCGCCATTTCATAGACTGGTTCGCCCATGCCGTCGCGGCCTGTTTCAGTACGCGTTAAAACGTCTACTGTCTCGCCTAGCATGTGGCATCACCTACCACGGACAAATAACGCCTATGCGTGCAGAACGCCCGAGAGAGCGTTTAAGCACGTTTAGCGTGTCGCGGTCAAAGTATGCGCTGCCGCTTTGGTTGGCGATTGTTACAGATCCTTGAAAGCCGTTAGCTGAAAAGCTCGCGGCCTTTGCTCCTGTGATATCGCCGAAACCGTCAAGCGTTGGCGGGACAAGCGTTTTACGCGCTGCGTCTGTGACCAGCAAGCGCGCTAACGCCTGCTGGTCTGCGGTTAGTCTTTTCTTTTCCGAGATTTGCAGACGCGCCCTCAACTTTGCGGACTGCTGCGTAAGTACGGCGGATACACGGTCGGCCGCGCTCTCGTGGTCGCCTGTGTCGAGCCTATACTCTTCAACTGTTGCGTATGTTGTGGGCATGGTTCATCGTCCTAACTTAGGCGGTTACCTTCTGAATGGTGGTCTTTACGATGTAGTCCTTCATCTCTGGGACAAAGCGAACGCCGCGAAGAATGTTTGTCTCGACGGAAACGTGGTCATATGCTGGGCGGTGTGAAACGCCGATAATGCCGCTCTCGTCGATTGCATAAGGCATGCCAGCTTCGCCAAGACCGCTGAAGTCGATTGCGTAAGCGTGGATATTCTCGGCTGCGGTGGTGTAAATAGTGCCGGCTGGTACTTTGGAGGTCAGGAACACATTAGTTGCGCCCAAGAAGTTCTCAAGGTAAGTCATACCGAAAACGTCCTGGTTGGTAATGGTTGCAGTTCCGAGGTAATCGGCTGCGTCCTGGCGGTTCATAAAGGTGACGACTCGGCCTGCTGCGTCATTAGCGTTCTCGAGAACGTCACCGAGCTTAGCCACGCCATTTGCGAGTGCTGCCTGTAGTCCCTTGCCATTTGCAGTGGTAGTGCCGTTAGCAAGAAGGCCGAAGAAGTCGGAAACGACACCTGCACGGACGGTGGAAATCATCTTTGCATCGGTGCCCATGACGGCGCGAACGTGCCCAGACTTGAGAATTGCCTGTGCGGTGGTCATCTTGCGGTATGGGACGAGCTGAATTGGGTCGATTGCGACCTTATCAACGCCAAACTTGGAGAGTGCCACCTCGTCGCCCTCGACGTAACCAGTGCCGGAAGCGGTGTTGTTGAGAGAGCCGTTATATTTGGTCTGATAGATTGCTGTACCTGCTGCGACAACTTCGGGAGAGAAGATACCGAGAATTTCTGCAAGTCGGTCATACTGGCCGCGGAAGTTCTTTAGTACCTCAACGTCAAGAGAAGCGTTTACCGCTGCGGCGTTAACAATGTTTGCTGGTGCTGCCATAATTTTTGCTCCTTAAAGTAAAGTTCGGGCGCGCGCCTGTACGCGTGCCACGGGGTCGGCGATGTCCTCGACATTGCCTGCGGTTGAATGTGCCGCGCCGCCCTTATCTAGCGGATATGCGGCGTTTGATTTGGCGAACGATTGAGCGTAAGAAGTGAGCGCGTTTGCGCTTGCGGTGATTGCTTCCTCGTCTGAACCCTGTAACAGCTCCACGGGAACGCCCGTATCCTTGGAAACCTTGATTTTGAGTTGCAATTCCGCGATTTTTGCGTTGGCTTGCTCTAGCTGCTCGGTTGTGCTGGTAGCCTGTGAAGCCTTCAACTCTTCAAGTTCCTTTAGAGTTGCGTCGAGTTGTTCTTTGTTAGACTTTGCGCGATCTTCCCACTTGCGCGAGTTAGCCTTCCAGTCGGTCGTTGGCTCTGCCTGTTCTGTTGGCTCTTCTGCCTGTGGCTGCTCAACTTCGGCTGTGGCTTCGGCATCTTCAAGCTTTGCGCCCTCGATTGCCTGTGTCTCTTCCTGGCTCATTTGTTCCTCTTTCTAGGCTTTGCGCCCGTTGCAAGCCGTGCGGCTTTTCGACATGAAAAAAGCGGCTTTCGCCGCTTCTCCTAGTGTTTATGTTCTGCTATGTGTAACTGTTTTGCCATACGCGACACTATCTTATTTCGCAGGTAGGCATCATAAGACGGCGTGTTTCCGCCAACTTTTCTGCCGTCTCGCGTTGTTCGCGTTCGCGTGTACTTCTTGCGCTCCTCGGGTGACATTGCCGCCCACTGTTCGCGGGCTTCATCTTCGACAGACGCGCGCGCCGTGCTGTAATAGCGTTGCAGCTTCTTTTGGTTGAAGCCTTGCACGCCTGGACTGTTTCCAAAGTCCACTGTAGGTGTGCACTTGCAATGCGTGTGCCTTGAAGCAAGTACGCCGTCCTCGGAATACACAAAGCCGTTTGAACCGATTAGCAAGCACCACGCACACGCTCCCGCGTGTGGTATCAACGCCCAACGAGGATGTGCGGGGTCGCGTAGTGCATTATCGGTGAAGGTATCGTCCGCGTATTCCATGACGCGGCGGCCACTCAACGCAGAAAGATTGCTTTGTACCTGCGTTATGTCGTCGGCTTCTTCTAACGTGCGGTTAACGTCCCCGATTGCTTGATAGTGCTTGTTAATCTCGGGAATGGTCGCCGTAAAATCGCTGTCGAGGTCATACGTGGCGCGTAAGTCGTTGTAATACTCAACGGCTGCCGCTGCTGCAAGATTTCCGTATGCTTTAACGAGTGCGGGGTATTGCTGCAATAGATATGCCTGTGTTTGCGTGTCGGTCATACCGACGGTGTTACTCATAAGCTCAACGACGGCATTTTCTGCAAGCGTTGCCGCGGTTTGCAATGACGTGTCGAACCTGTCGAACGTTTCGCGAGGTATCATTACCCCTCCATTTTCGCGGCGATTGCGGAAAGCATATCAAGTGCGCCCGCCTGTCTTTGTTCGGCGCGTAAGCGGTCAATGGTTGGCTGCGAAAGTCCGATACCCTCATAGTAGACGCGCGTTCCAACGATTGACTTATCAGCGGCGGACATCTTAGTCCATGCGTCAGCACGTGCCGCGATTGTAGGCATGGACGGGTCTTGCATGTACGCTTGAACGCTGTTCTGCTCGTCGGTGAGTTCGTCTAGTGCCTTGTTGTTTGCCACGGCCATAATCATGCGAGCGATGTTTTCGAGCACTTCGGCGTTGCGTCTGTTAGCTGTTTCAACCTCAAGAATAAGAGGATCATTAGCCGCGCCCAAAGCGTCGGAAGATGTGTACGTGTTCGATAGAACGCCTAACTGTGCAAGTGGCACATTTGTTGCGCCGCTGAAACGTTGAGCGTCGTTTTCAAACACGCGAGTAAAGTTTTCTGCGTTACCTGCCGCAAATTGCCCGACCTGTGGAATTTCGCCGTTTTCATCGCGCGAGATTGCCATAATTGCGCCGGTGTATAGCTTGAAACGAGAAGCGGGAGTGCTTGGCTCGTGCTTCTTTTCTCCCTCGTCGTCCTCGCCTTCTTCATCGTCATCACCGCTTACACTGTCGCCGAAAAGTCCTTCTGCCGCGCCGAGAATATAACGCTGTGGATACGTGAACAACGCCGCGCCGATTTCCATGTTCGCCACGTCTCGCATAGCCTTATCAACGATACCCATTAACTCGGGCGTAATAAGAGAGTGCCCGAGTGGTCGGTCGGGGTCGGGGTCGTTTACGAACACGTCAAACAGAGGGCGGCTCATGGGGTGGTGTTCCTCAACGCATGCCCAAGTATTAGCGTCGACACGGTCAAGCGTTAGCACTGTGTAGGGCATATGAACCGTGTACTGGTCGGGCGCGCCCTTATCGTCAACGCTGGTTAGAAACACGCCGTTTGTAACGCCGTCGGCGGCGGTGTCCCACTCCGTGCAAAATTGATTTGCGCTGAATACGCGGACTTTAACGGGGTTGTTTGCGTCCACGGAGCGCATGACGGTAACGGCGGAAATGCCATACACGAGAGCAGAACTCCACGCCTGCTGATAAATGGAGCGCATGCGATTAGTACGAACTACTGCGTCAAGCGTTACGTTTTGCTGGCCGCCAAAAACAAAGCCGTCAAACACGGAGCGCATGGAGTGAGCGCGAACAGCCTTCGAGCACCAACCAACAACGGTGTTCAAATTCGGCATTGCGGGCGTGATATCAAGTCCGATACTCTTTAGCTGGGACTTCATCGTGTAATACTGGTAAAGCTCGTAATTGCGAGCATATACGCTTGACCAGCGCAAAAAAAGACGCTTTACCGTGTCGCGGTAAGCGTCGGGGACATTATCGAGATTTGGCGTTGAGATACCGCCGTACAAGAATTTATCTTGATAGATCATAGTATTCGCTGCTTTCTTCTAGGGTTTCTGCGTGTGTTTTTGCAGCACCAAACGGCAAGGGCTGCCGCTTCTGTAATCGTGCTGTCGGCTGCGTCTGTCGAGCCAAAGCCCCAACCTCCACGGCTTCCGATTGAACGGCGGACACACCCAAGCGCGGAATTGTCGAACGCTCGGGCGTATGTGTGCTTAATCGTGCCGTCTGTGAGTCCGTCCAAGAACGATTGTGACGCGGCAATAACGTCGGCGGTGTTCGGGCGCGTGATGTACCCTCGCGGGGCTTTGAGTTCCGCTAGGTTTGTGCATAAGGCTTCCGCACCGTTTAAGCCGTCAATCATGCATGCGTTAACTGTCTGTTTTCGGTTCACGATTTCTTCTGCAAGTGAGCGCGTGCCGCGTTCAGTTGTGCCGACCTCGACCAGCTCCACGGCAAACTCGCCGTCCTTGTTTTGCTTGCAGCCAACAAGCGCGTAAATTGAACCGTCGTTGGAGAAACGAACGCCAAAGGTCGTTTTCTTCTTGTATTTGTCGCCGATAGACTTAATACGAGCGGCACGCCAAACATCCGGGTCAATAGCCGTTTTGATAACACCAGCTTTCGCCCACCACCCCAAACGCTCGCGAGCGAAGCTGTCGGGTGCTACGTCGTCGGCTTCGGCGGCGATTGTTTCTTCATCAATGAGATAACCGAGTGACGGGTTCGTTTCATACCAGCGGTCTACCTCGTGCGTGTCGCCGACTTCTTCAACCGCCCATTCCAGCCACGCCGTGCCCTTGGTGTCGCCGTCGTGCACTCTGTCATGTAGGGGCTTGAACACCTCGGCGGGTGCTTTTTCATTTGGCGGCGTTCCCAAGTAAATAACTTGTGCGTTGTGCTTTTTGCTTGCCGATGTGACAAAGCGTGACGCGTCTTGTTGCTCGCGTGTCAACTCCTGCGCTTCGTCATAGATAACAACGTCGTAACTCTTACCACGTGCAAGGTTGTTTGTACGCGTTGTAAATCGGATATAGCCGCCATTCTTCAAGTAAATAGCTTGCTGTCCGTTAGTTTTGCGCACCGCGTCTAAGAGGTCGTTTAAGTCCTCGTTTTCCTCGTCCTCAAACGGCGCGGATAGCTCCTTGAACATGCCGTCGGCGGTGTCGCCATGCTGGCACGTATACAAGATTTTTTCGCCGTCGGCAATTAAGCCGTAAAAGCAACGAGCGCGAACGCTCCACGATTTACCGTTCTGCCTAGCAAGTGAGAGTCCAACGGTTTTGAACGCGTATTTATCGCGCTTATCGCGCGCCAGCATAACATCAAGAAAGTGTTGCTGCCATTCCAGCGGCGCGTCCCAAAACTCGGAAGCTAGGGCGGTTGCTTGCTCGCCGTCGGTGTATGCGTACTTGCCGACAACCTCGTATGTCGGCGTTTGCCTTCCGTAACGTTTAGCCACCGTTCACCCGCTTTGCTTTCTTCGCGCGATCATTCATCACGAATTGCAACATCGACGCTTGTTTGGTCTTTTTCTTCTCGGGTTCTGCCGCGTCATTGATACCGAGTTGTTTGTTGAGCTGTCTAATTTCCGCGCTCGCCTGTTTGAGTGTCGATATCTGCGGCAATGCCTTTAAGTCGCCGAGCTTGTTTTGGTAGGCAACTTGTCCCACGTCGTCGATGTCGTCTATGCACTGTTGCGCCACTGCGTGCCACTGCACTAAAAGAAGAAGCGCGGGAACGTCTGATGTGCTAAACGTCCTCGCGCTTGTAATTTCGTCCCATTTAGCGGACTTGAACGGGTCATTTGCCACGTTTGCTGGCTTTGTCAGTCCGCTTGCTTTCTTCCGTGGCATGTATCACCTCGCAAAATAAAAAAGCAGCCACGGAAAGCGACTGCTTAATGTCCTGGTAAATATTCATCGAGTAGCGGACTATTTACGCCAGCGTTAATAACCTTTGTGAGTTCTTTAATATGGTTATCAACCATATCTCGATAGCTAGCGTCCAACTTATCAGCAACTCTTCTTGCTTCCTGTCCCCTCTTAGTGTTGCTACCGCCGAGCTCAATATCAGCTTTTCTTCTACGTTCTCTTTGCTCTCTGTTAAACGCTCTCGAGTTTTGCCATTGCAAAGCTTCTGTTTGCAATCTTGTTCGCTGTTTGACAAGTCCCTCAAATGCGGTCTGCCTTCTTGCTTGCGTTGCGGCTGCTTGCGCGCGGATACCTGCGGCAGTATTTGCGTAAACTTCTCTGCGCCTGTCCTCTAGCTTTATGATTTCATCGCGCGTATCCTGCGCTTTATAGTTGTATTTATAACCTCTTTGCATGAGACTCTCGCCCGCGTGCTCACGCCGCTTGATTTCTTCCTTCTCTGCTTCTGTAGGGTTAACTTTGTACAAGCTGCGTTTATACTCGAAGCCGTTAGTAATAAACCATGCTCCAGCTTCGGAATACTCTTTTTCTTGCTCTTTCAGCTCTTTCAAACGCGCGTCAATCGCTGCAAGCTCCATTTCAGGTGTCATGGCTTGCGAAAGCTTCAATTTCGCGCTACCGTGTACCCCCCCCCATTATGCCTTTTGCGCTGCTGCTATTACTACCTCTACCACCCATATGTCATTATTCCTTTTCTAATAAAAAAGCCGCCCAAAGGACGGCTAAAGATACAAAACGAAACTTAGGCTAAATCAAAAACCCACTTTCCTGGAAAGCGTAAAACTCTTCATAGTTTTTCTTTGCTTCTTCTGGAGCATCGTCTTTAATATGATAGCCGCGACCATCTGGGAAAAAGAAATCATCAATGCCTTCATCTTCTGGCGTGGTATACCAGCTTCTGTCCTTCATAAAATAAAGGTCTTCTACGCTAACATCCATTGTTTACCTCCAAAACTACCTTAACGGGTTACTCTTGAGATAATCCTGCATAGCTCTACCAAATGCGTTTGGTGCGCCAAGATTAGCATTGGCAAATGACTCAGCGAAAAACTCCGCTGCGTTATTCCTTCCGTAATTTGATAAATCCTTGCCTGTCGCGCCATACTTTCTAACAGCGCTAGACGCGATGCTTACGAATGCTCGCTGTCTAAAAGCTTCCTCAGTACCATTATACCCATTTTTTAGTGCTCGTTGATACAAGGCATGTTGCACAAGATGTCCATATTCGTGCGTTATGGTGTACCCAGCTCTACTTGTTAATCTCCCATCTATTGGCATATGATGATGAGTCTGTTGTGCCGTAATCTCACCTTTTGCGCGTTTCGCTGCATTTTTCATATGCCCAACATGCAATAACAGTGTTGCATTACCTTTGCCATCTTCACTAACAGCGGCTAAAAATCCTCTTCCTGTTGCTCCATGTATGCTCGTTGGCACTGCCCCAAGCGCGCCATACTCTTTTTCTAGTCTATGCAGGTGCAGCATATACGTACTCATTGATTGTGTATCGATTGCATCCGTGCCATAGGAACCGCCTACAAATCCAGCTAACGAGCTAATGTCATTAACGTCTTTTCTCTTGTCTTGACCGTCTAAAATACTTGTGATCATAACAGCTGGATTTCCTCCAAGAAGAGAGATACCAGCGTCCTTAAGTGTGTTGTTCCTCGCGCTAGAACTAGAGCTACCTCTGCCGCCCATTTGCCATCCTATCTGTTACATGATTTTTGTATTCCAAGACTTCAATATCGCCAAAATCAAAATCAACCGTGCCGCCATACAGCAATAATCTTGTTGGTTGCACTGCTTTAATTGCTGCTTTAAGACCGCTCTTAAATGCCTTGAGCGCGTTTTTATCGCGCTGTATGCCTACCGTTGAGGTTGCGACTGTCGAGCCTTTAGGAACTCCGTTGAAAGTGAATTTGTAACTCTCCTCGTCCGACCACGTGAGTAGCGGAATTACTGTTATGCCTTGCGTGAGCCAGAAGTACGCTAGAGCCTGTGAGCGGTAACGGTTCCACGCCTGCATGGGATACGGCATATCCATATACAGTGAAAAATCAGGAGCAACGACATAAGCAAACGACCTTAAAAGGTCAACATACTCACGGGGACTATTCCACAGCCGCTCGAATTGGTAATCGTCAAGGAAGAAATGACAAGCTTTGTCTTTCTTGTCCTCGCTTGACGTTGATTTAGCATAGTTAAATCCCATGAAGTCGCCAGGTTTGCAATCAATCGCGGGAAGCTCTGGCATACCAGACGCGCCGCAATCGTAGCGATTGATGATGTCGAGGTTATAGCCTTTGTCCGTCTTTAATCGTTCTGCTCCATACGCGAGGTTTTTACTTTTGAAGTCGCAACCGAACTTTGACATATCCAGCTTGCCAATGCTTTTAACTTCGCTTTTAAGCATTGAGATATTCCACGTCGAAATCTCGCCCGTTTTGTTATCCGCGATACGGTATGCCTTGATTTCGTCCTCGGTTAAGCCGTCGCAATAGGCGATGTTCTCGTCGGGTATCTCTTTCCAGCCGAGAGATTTACACGCTTCAACGCGCGTGTGGCCTGTAACAATTACGGGGTTCTCGCGGCTCTCTAACACAATTTGGCCACGAAGTCCGAACTGACGGATGCTGTCCGCAACGGCGGGAATTGCTTTCTTGTTATGACGTGCGTTTCGGGCGTACGGGATAATTTCGTTGATATCCATTGACCACCTGCATGTTTTAAGGGTGAATATACATCGCCGCAGCTAGGCGGCTTGTTGTGATAAAAAACCTGTCCATTATACACATCTCCGAGCCCACAAAAC